ATTTTAATATCTGCAATATTCCAAAGAATATATCTATCGTTTTTCATATACTCATAGATTGTAGTTAGAGTTGGTTTTAAGAAGTTATCTCTCCAATCCTCATACTCTCCATATGCAATAAATGATTGAGTTTCATCTTGTGAATATTGTTCTCTGTTAAAATAAGGTGGTGATGTAAATGAGATATCTAACTTACCCTTATACTTTTGAAACTCAGGATTGTTTTGGATTAACTCCGAACCATCTTGAAATACTTCAAATGTATTAGATTGTTTTTTAACATCAAAGAATGATGTAAGTTTATCTGAATAATCATCTACACAATTCTTATTATAGAAATTAGCAACATACTCATATCTTGTGATACCTAACTCATCAATGAAATTATCAGGATTAGGGTCTGTACCGATATAGTGAGTTTTCTTTCTACTACTCATAGCTCCTATGATTCTACCACCCCAACCTGCAGATGAATCGTAAATATGTAACGGTTCATCAGTATCAATGTGTGATGTATAGTTTTCATAAATCCACTTCGCAGTTAATGCTGGGAAGTTTACTGCTGGTTGTCCACAACTTAATCTGAATACCTGTAGTATCTTAGGGAATATACCTGAATCCTTCTCATACCATCTTATTTGGTAAACGTACTCTGTAGTAGTTCCTGCCTCTGATGTGGATGATTCTTCTATAACATCAATATTAGATAATTGTGTACTATTTAGATAACCATCATCTTTCAGTTTTTGAACGAGTTCAGCGGTTAGATATAGATTCTTAGTACCAATGAATTCTTTATTGAACGTTCCATAGTTCTCAATAGTTCTTGTCTTAGATTTTGAAATCCAAATATCGAAACCATCCCACTTACCATTGAATACCTTACCATCATGTACATCTTTAACAAAATCAATAGCACCCTGTCCATTCCAAAATGGATTCTCATCTCTCTTATCAACAACAGAACGTGACCAGGAGTACATAGAATCTCTCTTAACTGCCCGTTTCATAATCTTAACGAACTTTTCCTCTAACTCTGGGTCTGAGAAGTGGTCGTATATAGATAATCCACCCTCTGCAGATTTACCTGTTGAAATCTTTGTTTTTAACATTGTTGGAAAGAACTGATTTACAACTGATGCATCTTTGTTAAAGTTTTTGATAATACCTAACGATAGTTCATCACCACTCAAATCCTTCTCCCAATAATCTGCAGGATTAGATTTAAGTTTCTTAAACTTTTCTATAATACCATCTTCATTCCTACCAATCACAGGAGGTGTTCCAAATACATCCCACTGCTCAGTAACTTCTTTTCGTAAAGTTCTGGCCCAATCGCTAAACTCACCATCAGTCATTTGTAGTAACTGATGATAAGTTGTGTTTGATTGGAATTTGGAAAAACGTGACCGTTCGTAAAAATGATTCATTCTTATGCCTGTATTTGTACTAAGTAATAATCTGAGATGTAAGAATCAAGTTCGAAGTGAAGGTGGGCCAACCCATCTGTTGAAATCTTTAAACTAGCAGTTTTAGCATCTCTGTTTGCGTTTAGGATTTCCTTTAAGAAATCTGCTGAGAATGATATAGGTTTAACATCTCCATCACAGGTACAATCTACATCAATAGAAATTCTATTAGTGTTAATATTAGAATGTCCAATAATGATTTGTCCTTTACCATCTTTACATTCAAATGTAAAGTTCTTCTCATCAGCTAAAGCTCCTTTTGCTTTGTTAAATCTTGTGATGAATGTAGAATCTACTGTAATGTTTACATTAAATGCTGGTAATTGTTTTAGGTCTGGAACAACAGGTATTACTGATAAATCTGCTAACATATAAGTTGCAGATGTTCCTTTATCTGAAATGTTAAGTGATACTGTTTTACCTTCTACCTTAGTAGTTGATAGATTAATATCATTTTCCAATACTGATAACATTTTGGTGAACTTAGTGGTGTCATATACACCATAACTACCTTGTTCAAAATCAAAATCTGTTGTTGTTACTGTTCCCAATACTGATTTGTCATCTGAAATAAAAGATGTAGTTAAGGTAGTTCCCTCTACATCCCACTTTACTGATTCGATAAGTCCTGCAAGATTGTACTTTTGGACGAATTTGTTAATACGGTTTTTTTCCATAATTTTACTTTTAATTTACTTTTTTAATTTAATATTACACTAATATACAAAAACTTTTTGAATTATCCTAATTAAAACCCAAAAAATTGTGATGCCTTTTTTAAATGTGGAGAAGGCTTCTCCCATTTCATTGCTAAGTAGAAATCATCTAACTTATTTTCTAACTCCTTTTGCCAGATTAATTCATAATCAATATACTCTCTTACTAAATCTAAAATCTCTGGTGGGTCGTTGTACCCAGTCATTCCAACCGATTCTAGTCCCAATGGATTGTTTTTTAAATATACCCACTTAATCTTATCACCATCTTTCATTGGTTCATATTTGTAAGCTGCTTTGAAATATTTTAATAGTTGATTATAAGTAAGTGCTGCTTTAACGTGAGCTGGTGTACCCTTTTGGAATTCACCTATTGCTTGTTTTTTAAATGTGTACTTACTCATATGTTTAACTGCTGAGTTCTTTGCGATATCTATGAAGTTTATCTTAGTCATCTCATCTCTCTTAGTTAAAATGTACTCATCAATATTTTCCTTATTCTCATCTTTCAGAATATCCATCAATACCTTTTCCATCACCTCTTTAAAGTAGGTTGGGAATGATGAACGTTTTACATCCAAACCTTTTACATCTAACTTATCACAATCCACATCGTTATCATTGATAATCCATTGAGCGTAACGTTTCTTAGATACCCAAAACCCACCCTTAGCGATAGTTTCTTGTTTGATATCAAATCGATGTGTATGTATGTTAAACATTTTTAACGCCATCGTATCATACACCCCATTGATATGTGCCTCTACTTCTTGTGCTACTTCCAAAATTGCTGGAATCATTTGTGAATCATCATTTTCATCAATTTCAGGATTCCTTGCCTTTACTAAAGGAGCGGCCTGATAGAATACGGAATCTGTATCTGTGTACACATTGTAATCTGCCTCTTTACCAATATTCTTAATATAGTATTGATTGGCAATCTTCTCAGTTGTTTTAATTACAGTTTGACCTGTAAGTGTTACTGCCTCAGCGTTATCAATATCGTAAAATCTGAATGCTGGTAATCCCAATACTCCGTAAAGGGAATTCAACATAATCTTTTGTACCAATTGTCTTTGAGCAAAGAATTTATACTTCTCATCATCACCTGCCTTACCAAACTTTTTCATCAGGTCTTTGTACTCTACCCTCTTATCAAACCAAACATTGAGAATCTCAGGAATAATACCAATCTTATCTTGTGTATATAATACACCATTTGATGCAATTGATAGTTTGTTTTTTTCTATGAAATCAGTAAACCCCCCTTTAGTTATTGGATGTGATTCCGCACCGTCATTATCTATGATTGAGTAAGAATCCATCTCATTTTTTAGGTGTTTCTCTGCAGTGTAACCCTTCACCTTACCAATCTTAGTTTCAGGTGAGATGTTGATACTCATAATTATTGAAGGATATAGTGATGTTAAATCTAAATCATATACCCATTTATAAAGACCAGGTTTCGGTTGTTTAACATACGCTCCTATGAACTTCTGTTCACCCTCTGTACCATCTTCGTTTCTTTGTTGACGTTGAGGTTTATTGGGTGCAACTCTTCCATTTCGTCTAAGGAATGTTAGAATAGAACCCTCTAACCATTTTGATGAGAATAGGAAATCCTCATAAAATACGTGTCCTACGTGACATATTGCCCGAGCTAAATCAATAAACTGTAGTTTCTTATCCATATCCACTACCAACTCAACATCAACTAAATTATATTCACAAAACTTCTCAATATCATCTCTGAATAATTGGTCTAAGTTTCCCTCATACTCAATCTTACCTCTACCCAATTCTTTTTGTGCAACACTATCTAAACGATAGTTTGGAAGTTGTGTATATGTGAAGTTCTTATAAAGTGCGATGTAATCTAATGCAGATACCCCAGCAATAATATACCTCTTACGATATTTGTTCCAATGAACTTTACCGATTGGTGATAATCTATTTGCCTGTTTAGTACCTAGTACTCTTTTTAACCTATTGTAAAGATATGTAACATCGAAGAAATCAATATTCCAACCAGTTATAATAGTCGGGCGAATCTCTTCCCATGCATTTACAAATGCAATTAACATATCCTCTTCCGTTCTAAATGAACGAACTTTAGCTCCTTTGATAGTTTTGTTAATCTCTTCACCTTCAGCGATAACGTAAACAAAGTAATCATTGGTTGCTGAATCGTGAAATGCCACAGAGGTCATTGTATTCTTTGCCTCATCTGTATTAGGTAATCCACTATTCATTTCTACCTCAATATCAAATGTTAAGGTAACGTGTCCATCTGATACTTCATCTGATTCACCATACTCATCAATTAAGAAACGAGTCATCTCATTTACATCTGATTCATATAGTTTAAGATTATCTTCTTTCTTCCAAAATGAAATCTTCTTTAACCTCTCACCGTAAACTGATTCAAACGAACCATTACCATCTCTTACATATGCGTAATTTCTATACTTCTTTGTAAAATAACCTTTTCTATCATCCCAACAATGTAGGATACCTTCGTTTTTTTCGTAATATACATTTTGATACATTAATTATTTTTTAGTTCTTTAATCCAACCCCAACGGAGTCCGTTTGTTATTCTATTCTTTATTGTTTGGTAATCACCAACCTCTTTACAATATTCAAAATCTCTAAGTAGTGCATCTGCTGAACGATATGGTGGACACATTACTGTCGATTGTTCAGGTACTATATGATACTCTTTACTTTTAAATTTTAATGTTACCACAATATACGAATTATTTTTTTAATATCCAAGTAAATATAAGAAAACCGAGCAATGTTGCTCGGCTTTCCTAAATCTATTATACATCATTAGAATTTCAGTCCGAAACCTAACATCATATTTGTTGTTTTTTCACCTGTGTGATATACAATCTTTGGTTCTACAAATACACCTTTGTGTACTGTGAACATTTTACCTAAACCTAATGAAAGGTTATCAGTTTCAAAATCAGTTAAACCAGCGTATAGGAAAAAGTCCTGTCCACCTGCCGTAACGAAGTATCTTGCGTTCAAGTCTATAGATAAATCCTCAGATGAATCTGCTTGAGCTAAAGATAATCCTACCATTAGTTTATCGGAAATTCCGTAACCAACCGTTGGAGAAACTGACCATTCAGTCCAAGCGACATCTGAGATATCACTCATACCAACGTACCAATCACCCTTTACGTTTTGAGCGTTCATTGAAATTGTCATTCCAACTACTAACATTAAGCTTAAAATTAATTTGTTCATAATATTTGTTTTTTTTTTAAGTTAAGTGATAGAACTATTCCACCACAAACATAGAGTAACAATCTCTATGTATTTCAATATCTTTACTTTCTCCAAATCCAAACAGGTTCACAAAAAGTTTTACCTACATTTTCATCGTGTTTTCTTAGTTCTTCTTCGGTGTATCTGTGTCTATCTTCTTCAATAACCAACCCTGCACCCACAGAACCAGGTCGTTTTGCCATTTCCATACCTAAACACCCTTCATAAGTACCACCAAGTGACTGAATAAAGTCATTCATTGGGTTAGTAATTTCTAAATACTTTCTCTCACCACCAGATGAACCATACACATCCGCAATGTTTACTGCCATATACCCACCCTTTTTGATTGATGGCCATATTCTTTCTAAAGTCGCGTGTAAGAAGTTCTTATTCCACTCATCGATTGTTTTATATCTAACCCAACTCTGAGTATCATCATATGAATACCTCTCTACTGAGAAATATGGTGGTGATGTAAATACCATGTCAAAGTGATTCTCATATGGAGAAAAATCAAAATCTTCAGCTGGTGAACAATGGAACTCCCATTTCTTCTTTTCTTCAAAAAATCCTAAATGTTTATCATAGAACTCACCCTGCATTTGATACAATGGGTGATTCTCCTTACGTGGGTCTAACCCAACATAATGTTTAGTGTTTGATGCTCCCATAAATCCTGCGAATCTATCACCCCAACCTGCACTAAAATCTAATATGTTCTCAGATTCCATCATTTCATAGAACACTTTTGCTACATTCGGTTTGAACGCTGAACATATATACTTTCTTAAACTTAAACAAACTCTAAGTTCGTTTCTCGTTATCTTTGGAAACTTTAGAGTGTATAATCCACCCATAAGTGTTACCATAAACTTTCTAGTTTCCCAAGTTCTCTTTGGGCCAGGTGATACCGTTCCATCAACACCCCAACGATTTTCTTGTTGGAAGTAATTTGATGCGTTGTTACCTGAATTTAATCTACGGATATATTGTGGTTTACCTCTAAAGGTTAATGGATACGTTGATTCACTTGCCTTTCTCTGAAACCACTCATCTTCTCTAAGTAATTCATTCCACCTAATACCTTTAAGTTTCATAAAATCTTTGTATGCATCCAACTCAGATAACTCTGCAGTTGGTAGTTCATAATCCATAAGGATATCTGCTAAACATTCCTTTACTTCATCCTTCGGAAATGTTTCTTTGATATACGTCCATTGTTCTTCGTTGATTGCGAAGTATGGCTCCATATCTTTAAATTGTTCTAAATACTCTTTAGTTGTTGTTTTTATAAGTGTGTCCATGTTTTATTGTTTACTATTTCTTCTACGTTCCATTTACTAACTTTAAAGTTACGAGCAATAACATTTGTTGAGAATCCTTGTTGATACAACTCTCTTATCTGTAGAACATCTTTGTTCGTTAGTTTTGCTTGTGGATGGTTCTCACCCCTTAATCTATTTGAAAAGAAAAAGTGTTTTTTTACCTTCATATATTGATTTGAATCATAACTTTTTTATCTTTGCAGTATATTTACTTCGATTTATTATACTAATATACGAAATAAATTTGATATAACCTAATTTTATTAGGAGTTTTTTACCTCATTGAGATATGTTTGAGTTGGTTGTACTCCGATAAATCGTTTAACTTCCGTAACTCCATCAACTAATATTACAGTTGGGATATTCCTAACTCCATATTGTTGTGCTCTTTCGTAATCTAAATCTACATCAATCTTCTCAACCGCTACTTGCGATGATACTTCATTCATAATGGGTGATAATGATTTACAGGGACCACACCATGCTGCTGAAAAATATAAATACTTCATTTGCTTTCCTTCTTTTAATTAAACAATTTATCCATCACAACTTAAACAATCTGGGTCCATCGCTTGTTGTGCGATATCACCTCTTAGTACTGATTCGGTTCTCGTATAGTACAAAGTTTTTACACCTTGCTTCCAAGCTTCGAAATGTACTGTATTCATCCACTTTGGAGTTGCCTCTGAAGGGAATGCTAAATTCAACGATACTGATTGGTCGACGTACTGTTGTCTAACACCGGCCTGTCTAACTAACTCTAATTGGTTAATTTCTTTGAATGTTTTAAATACATCCTTTACCTTATCACATTTTGTTGTATCAATCTCATCATTAAGTTGTATTAGTTTTCCATCACAAAATACCCAACTATCTAATTCGTTGATATCCTGTATAGAACCGCCATCGGATAAAATCTTATCCCAAGTTTCTTTATTATTAATACCTACTTTTCTAAGTACTTTTTCTAATTCTCTGTTTTTTCTAATGAACGTACCTTTTGAAGTTTGTTCCGTAAATACGTTTGCTGCCCAAGGTTCGATACCTGGTGATACGTTACCTGCTAACTTTGAATTGGATACAGTTGGAGCTACTGCTCTTAGGTGTGTGTTTCTCATTCCACTATCTCTACACCACAATGGTTCACCCATTTCAGTTGCCATATCTCTACTTGCTCTTTCAGATTCAATTTTCATTTGAGAGAATATCTTTCTCGTTTCAAACTGAGCTGGAAGTGAATCAAATGGAATACCTTTTTGTTGTAAGTATGTATGCCATCCTAATACACCTAATCCTAATGCTCTACCTTTTTCTGCAGAACGTACTGAGTTTTCAAACCCTCTCATATTCTTAGCTCTTTGTAAGAACTCTGATAGAATACCATCTAAGAACCAAGTTGATGTATAGATTAAATCGGTGTGTTTCCACTCATCGTATTTTGATAGGTTCAATGAACTTAAACAACATACGAATGAATGATTCTCATCTGTATGTAATGTAATCTCAGAACATATGTTTGTCATATGAACTTTCAATCCATTGTTTTTATATTGGTCAGGATTCTGTTTGTTAACATTACCTTTATACATTACATATGGTTCACCTGTTGATTTTCTTTTTTGAAGTACCTTACCCCATTTTCTTCTAGCCTCATCATCACCATCTTCTAATCTTCTCATAAACTTATCACCAACAACTACACATTGGTGTAGATTTAATGCCTGTCGGTTTACATCACCTTTAGGTTCTCTGATTTCAATCCACTCATCAAAATCATCATGTTCTATGTTTAGGTTAACAGATGCAGCTCCTCTTCTTACCGAACCTTGATTGGTTGCGAGAATTGTTGAATCGTATATTTTACAGAATGGTACAACACCATCGGATGTTCCGTTTTGTGTAATGTTTGCACCAGCTGGTCTAATCATATTAATACCAACACCTACTCCACCACCATGTTTAGCGAGTAACATCATCTCTAAGTTCTTAGTACCGATATCCTGAATTGAATCAGCCACATCGATTCCAAAACAACTGATTGGTAATCCTCTATCTGTACCTGTGTTTGATAATACTGGTGTTGCGAGATTTAACCAACCCTTCCAAATGTAATCAAAGAACTTTGTTGCCATTTGAGGTTTATTCAATCTTCGTGCCGCTGTTGTTGCAACTCTCCAATAAGCATCTTTTGGTTTTTCACCACTTAGTAAGTATCCTTTGGAAATCGTTTTAACGTAAATTTCTGTGTTTGCCCAAGATGGAAAATCTACGTCTATTTCCCAATCAAATTCAGCTCCGTAATTCTTCATTGTTTTATGAACACTCCATTTTCCGTTTTACCTTTTCTATCTTTTATTTCGTTCCACGCAGCTTCTAAACACTCTGATGGGTGTAATCCTAACTGCATTGATAGTATGATTAGTGTAACGAAAGAATCTCCGATTCCATCTACTAATTCATCCCTATCGTCTTTAAGGAGAGCTCCTGCAGTTTCACCCACTTCTTCCACAACCTTTAACATTTGTTTTGGGGCGTTTTCACTTTTTAAGATGTTCTTATCATCCGCCCATCCGATTACGTTTGTAATCAATTCATCAAAATTCATAACTTGTTTTTTTTTATTATTATTACCAAATATCGTTGAAATCTTCACCTTCGTTTGCCTTACTATAATCAGTAGGTCTAACTGCGAAGAAATCTGTATGAGTAGTACCACCTGTCAAATGATAGAACCAATCTAAATTAGATGCTTTCTTCTCACTAAATTCAAATGTAGGTTTGTAACCTAACTCTTCTAATTTCTCATTACCTCTCTTAGAGATAAATTCTTTTAAATCAGATGATTTTAAGTTTTCTAAATCACCTTGTTCAAATATCATATCAATGAACTTATGTTCCATTTCAATCATATACTTTGCTGCCTGATGAACATCATCTTTAACTTCACTATGAAGTTCAGGATACTCATTACACATTTCTCTGAATAATTCACATCCCATTTTAGAATGTAATGATTCATCTCTTACACTCCATTTCATTTGCTGTCCAATTCCTTTCAGAAGATTTCTCATCTGAAAAGAATATAATACAGCAAAACTACTATATAAAGATACACCTTCTGCAAATGCTGAGAATATTGCTAATGACCTAGCTACTTCTTTTCTTGCTGTTGGATTCTTCTGTAAATCCGTATGTGTCCATTCAGCAGTAGTAGATGTTAGAAATTCAAATTTTTGTGCGATTGCAGGTTCGTGTAGGAAAGCTTCAAAATCTTCTAATCCCAAAGATTCGTTTAGGTATGAATATGCAGTTGCATGAATTGTTTCTTGCGAACCGAACATCATAGACATTTGTTTAATTTCGTGTTTTGGAAACCACTTAGTAACCATAGTAGTCCAATAATCAGATACTGCACATTCAGTTTGAGCAAATCCTAATAGGATATTACCAACTAAGTTCTTTTCTTCTGATGTTAGGTTTTCATTCCAGTCCTTAATATCACCCTGCATTGGTATCTCAGTATGTAACCAAAATGCCTGTGCTTGTTTTAACCAACCTTCGGTATAATATTGTGGATATTCAAATGGTTTGAATGGTATTCTTTCTGTAAATAATTGTTTCATATCTTGCTTTTTGTTTAATTTTATTTAGGTTGGGTTACAATATATATGGTTTAAAAATCAATATCGCTATTCATTTCATTATATTTTTGTAACAAATTCTTTCTTACTAAACTCTCCCCTTTGTTCATATCACTTTGGGTTTTTTTACCATCAATGGAATCATCGGAATATATATCAATCCTACCGTTACTCATATTGGCTTTTGATGGTAGAGTCATACCATCTGGTCCAAATCTATTTTTTATTACGTGCCATCTACCTGTACCTGCTAACTTATCCTCAATCTTTCTACTTAGTGATACCACAAAATCTGCGGTCATTAATTTAGAGAATGAACCAGCTATTGAAGTACCTGTAATAACATCATTATCTGCTCCACTACGATTTATCTGAGATGCTGTAAATAGTGGAACTTCGTATTCACCTGCAATACCTCTCAATCCCTCAACAATCTCTTCTAACTCTTCGTGTCTTTCTTTTCTACTATTACCCTTTAACAAATCAGCGTAATCACATATAATCAAATCAGGAGATTTACCTTGTAGTTTAAGTTTATCTAATGATGCTCTCATAGTATTTAATCCTGCAGATTTAGTAGGCCAATGTTTCACAACAATATCACCACTTAGTTTCTCAACTTGAGTTCTTACTTCATCTATGTTAAATTTTAGGTTTGGTACAGGTATTCCAGTAAGTACTGAATCATATCTCTGTCCAACATAACCTTCATTAAGTTCTAACGTATAATGAATTACGGTTTTACCTGCCTTAGCAGCGGCCATACCAACATTTGTTAATGCCCAAGATTTACCAATACCAGGAGGAGCGGCGAATATTATTAATTCACCTTTACCAAAACCACCATCTACTAATTCATCAATTGCAGGCCATCCACAAGGAACTACATTTCTTACAGTTGATTCGTATCGTGCAATTATATCTTCTTTATACTCATGTCCAATATCAGTATCTTGTCCCGCTTTCATCGCATCATCAATCTTTGATTTGATTACATCGAACTTATCATCACCTGCCTCACTTAGTAAGTCTACAGATTCTAATATAGCATTTTTAAAGGTTTGGTTTTTACAGAACCCTAACGATTGTTCTTTAACATAATCTAAATCATCTGATTCTAAACCGTTCCAAACTTGTTTTAGGTTATCTACTATAGATTGTTTGAGAACATCCCTCTCAACCTTATCTACTTCGTTTTTAAACACATCTAATGTTGGTAGTTGTGAAAAGTTATCAAAGTGAGATAGTGTTTTCGTTACTATCCATTCATTTGCATCAGAATCAAACATCTCAGGTTTAAGAATATCATAGACCTGTTGTAAGAATATCCTATCTGATAATAGAGATGAGATTATCTTTATTTGAAACGAAGTACCAAATTTATTTCCGAATTTATCCATTGAGTATATATTATTGTACTAATATACGAATTATTATCGTAACTACCAAATTATTTCTTAGTTTGTTTTGAATACTTATCCAAATCTCCCCAAGAGTTAACTAACCACGTTTCTACATTCTTAAAAGCGGTGTATAATTTATCAACCATAAATTCTTTTTTGAATTCGAATGAGTTTAGTTGATTAATTGGTGATTCTATAATTGCTCTTACATTTGAAGTAATCGCCGAACCCATTATTGGTTCTGATAACTGCATTAAATCATAGTTTAATCTCAGAGTATCAGTATTATCTAATATTTTGGTTTTCAGTTTATCATCATCCAATTGAGATACCCTTTCTAATAAGGTATCTAATGTTAATCCATCTGATTGAAGGAAATCTAATTTGTTTATTAGTGTTTTAGGGCCGATTCCTTTTACACCAGGAATATTATCGGATTTATCACCATCAAAGATTCTGTAATACACTAAGTTTTTTGAAGGAACTCCATACAACTCTTTTACATCATCTTTATACATCATCTTCTTTTTAGTTGGTAGATATACTGAAATTCTATCATCAACTAATTGTAAGAAATCCTTATCAGAGGAAACTATCAAAACTTCTTTCTTAAAGATATGTCTGGCAGCATATGCCATAATATCATCTGCTTCGATATAATCAATGTAACACAAATCAACAGGTAGGAACTCTAAGTATTTAATTAATCCATTAAAGTTACGTTTCATAGATTCTGCCTGGTCCTCTAAATCTTCGTACCCAACTAACCTATTAACTTTAGTTAATCCAGTTCTACCTTCCTTATAACCTTTATACATTTTCTTCCTACGTGTCGAACCACCCTTACCATCGAAAACTACCAACACTCTTGTTGGTTTGTTTTTACGGATAAGAGCGCCGAGAGATAACAGACATCCTGTTATCCCCCCAACGTGCTCTCCATTATCATTCAGAGTTGGAACTGCTCCAAAACATCTAATGAACAAATTCAACCCATCTACAATCATAACTTTATCATTAACATCCTTTGTAGGGGTTTCTGATAAATTATTAAACATCTCTTTATAATTAGATTTCGTGGCTATCATTCAATTCAGTTGTATCTGTATTTGCGTTTTCAGTTGCTTCTTTATATCCTAAAATATACGCTGTACAGATTTGTTTATACATTTGTTCCTTTACTTCTGGTCTATCTTCTAAGATTTTTGTGAAACCTTTTGCTTGAAATTTGATTTCTTCTCCTGTTGATTCATCAACCCAAGTATACCAAGCTCCACTTATCTGTATTAACTTATATGTTTTCATAGTATTCAACCACGAACCATATCTATCAATACCTCTATCAAAGTAGATTTCAAAATCAACTGCTCTTAGTGGTGGGCCCATTCTATTCTTAATAACCTGTACTCTGGTCTTAATACCAACAGTTTGTTCAACACCACCTACTTTAGAGTTAAGTTTACCCATTTGTTTCATTCTCAATCTACAAGATGCGTGAAAACCTAATGCTTTCCCACCTGATGTAGTATAAGGGTCTCCAAAGGATACTCCTAATCTAACTCTAAGTTGATTTGTAAATACAACTAATATTCTCTCTCTACCGATAAGATTTGTAATCTTTCTCATCGCCTTTGATATAATAATTGCTTTTTGAGTTGCATAACCTGCCTGGTCATAATCAGCGGACATTTCTACTTTAGTAGTGGCCGCCGCAACGGAATCTACTACTATAGTTACCAATCTATCTTTTTGAGTTTTTCTAATTGATTCGATAATTGAATCCATTGCATCAAAGATATCTTCTACCGCTTCTAAAGGTACATAAAGTAACTTTTTGGTATCAACACCTAATGCTTCTAAGAATTCTTGATTGATTGCGTTCTCTGTATCGATATACACTGCCATTCCACCCTTCTTTTGGGTATTTGCTAATGTATGTGCCGCTAACAGAGATTTACCACTCGCTTCTAGTCCTGTAACCTCTACAATTCGTCCAACGGGAAATCCACCATTCGGTCGATTTGATATTGCTAAATCTAACATATCATCTCCAGTTGACACCCACTCTGTTAAATCGGTGGGTGTCTGTTCGGAGCCATCTAAGAAATAAGCAACTTTCGCTTGTCCTTTGAACTTTTTGTTTAGGTTATCAGCTAAAATCGATGATAATTCATCTCGATTTGTTTTAGCCATTTATAACTTATTTTAATTATTGAATAAATCTTCAAATGCATCTTTTACATCTGAATTTGTTGAATTACTCACAGCTGCAGGTGCAGATTGAGTGTTGTTTTGAGTTGGTGTAGATTCTTCTTCTTTCGAATCACCTTCTACCGTACCATGTTCCATCCAAGTTTCCAATAAACCTTTCATATCATCATAAGTATATTTCTTAAACATACCTGGTAATTCAATTTGGTCTTTTACAGATTCTAAAACGGTTTTATCTTCTGTAATTGGAGTTTGGTTTGGTTTAACTCTGATATAAGTTTCAGGATAGTTCTTACCTAACTCTTTAGCGGTTTTAAACTCAACAGTAATATCTCTACCACTCGTTGGGTCTGTTAAATCACCATAATCTGGGTCAGCGAAGAATGCTAGTAATTCTTGATACACAGTTTTACCAAATCCCCAAAATTTGATTCCTTCAGATTCCTCACCTCTAACGATAACAGGAACATAAGTTCTCATTTTCGGAGTAAGTTGTTTTGAAAGATTCCAATCGTTTCTATCACCAGTCGATTTCAATTGGTCAGCGAACTCTACTAAAGGGTCGGCCTCTCCATGTGTTTGAGGTGAAAGAATGTTCTTACCACCAAAATTGTAGTGAAAGAATAATTCGATAAAAGGATTTGATGGATTGTGAACGTAAGGTACTATTCTTACTTGTTGTTTACCAGGTTTTGGTTTCCACAGATTATCAGTTTTTGTAGTTTTCGTTTGTAAACTGTCCAAACGGTTTCGGATTGCATTTAAGTCAATTGCCATAATTTTACTTTTTTTAGTTATTATTAATTATTACTTATGTAAATATACGAAATTTATTTGTAACTTCCTAATTATATTTACTTTTTATTTTTCAACGTTGATTTAAACCCACACGTTGACTTGGTCTTAATTTTTTATAGTGGATTTAAAACCACCGAGTATCTACTTTACTAAGAGCGAACTTTACGCTAATCATAGATAACCATTAAATATACTACTAATATACGAAATAAATTCCACACTACCAAATGTTTTGTTGTTTATTTACAACAAGTACATTGATTGTTTGAACCGCAAGATGAGTTACACTCTTCTTTTGATTCACATAAACATTGGTTACAGGTACATTCTTTCATATACTATAAATATCTAAATATTTTAATTAACATCAACTATTCTGAACAATTTTGTTGTCATTATCTTATATCCTTCACCCTCTGTAAGAATAACTGAATTACGATAATCATTCCAATTTACTTGATATCTTTTATCTTCTTTACCACCGTTTAAATCACCAATCAATCGATTCAGAGCGTTGATTGTATAGATGGTGTTTGATTCTTTCTTTCTATGTACCATTATGGTATTAGGCAAGAATCGGTTTTCCTTATTTGGTACAATATTGTAACTAATTACTAATTCTTTGGATGGTTCTAATTTCAGTATGAATATTTTTCTACTGAATAATTCATATCCATCGAATATCTTAGTTAACAAATCTTCAAACGAAGCTTCTGATGTAAACGTACATAGTAGTTGTGTTCTCACTCATTCTCTCCGTATTTAATCTTTACTGTAGAGTTTTTCTAATCTATCTAACTCTTTTTGTCGATTATCTCTCTTACGACCTGTTATATTAGGGTCATCTAACTGAACTTTTAAGATTTCCATTTCTTTTTTATCCAATTGTTTATTCAATCCCCGTCTTGCATCATCTATAACCTTTTCCTGACCTTTATCATCTTTCAATGAACTTCCGAAATAATTATGTTTCTTAAATTCATCAATCATATAACTATGGTCCTCATCTTTACTTCTTCTTTTTGCACCACCCCTACTTCTACCGGCCTGAACATATACGGTCATAGTTTTATTGAACGGTTCTTTATCAAAATCAATATCATCCGTACTTTCAGGTAAATCAATTCCTTTATCTTTCCAAAATGATTTTACCTTGTCATAATACTTAGGGTCTGCTGGGATTCCCTTTGATGGGTCTCCACCTTCTAATTCAGTAATTGTTTTAGCATCAGGATGATAAAAATTATGAGCCTTCATCATTGCATTAGTTTCAGTACTATCTGCATTTCTGATATCGTACTCATTGTATGGTGGATTATCACCTCTACTAACTTTATCAGAATGATGTTCTCTAATTAATTTTTTTCTAAGAGTTTTATACTCATTTTGTAATTTCTTTTCTTTTGGATTTTCTGCCAACTTTTTTCTAATTGAATTCAATAACTTGTCATCAATCAAATCACTCTTAAATTGGTTAACAGGACCGGCCATTAAATCCATATTTGTATCTGGATTATCATATTTGGCTTGTAATGGTTCTAAATCTTTTACAATATTTTGTTCTGTATCGGTAAGTTCAGTTTTTCGTTTTTTCATTATTTCTTGTAATGAATTACCATCAGCTGGTTTTTTAGCTTTTAAACTTAATCCTTTATATTTACCTGATTCTACAATATCCGATTCGGCAGTTGTAAATGGTAATCTATGGTCTGGTTCCATATGACTTAAAGGAAGTGGTTTACCTGTTACAGGACTTTTACAATCATTTTTTAGATATAATTTTAAAACCTTTTGGGCCCTAATATATCCTGGTGAGTTTTTATCAATACCAGGATAACCTTCTTCACCTTTTTTAAGTTTAGTTACTTTAGTTAGATGTCTTGGTACTGCACCACCTGTTGCAAACTTTTTTAGTAATTTACCAAATTCCTTATCACCCAATTTATTTTCAAAGTAATCCATTGTTTTACCAACAGTTTTATCAGTTATTTTTCTCTGTTTAATTGATGGGTGTACATATACCTCTTCGTTGAATTCTTCACCCTTTTCAAGTGCTTCTTTTCTTCTTTCATCTTGAGCCATACGTTTTTCAGTAAACTCTTTTAAATCTTTTACATCTTGAATTGATGGTGAGTTTGAACCACCACCTGTTTTTAAACGAACTTTATCATAATTCTCTTCAATAAAGTTTAAGTTTTCACCTAATTCTTTATTTATCTGAATTTTCGTATCAGTATTCTTTTTACTATTAGGTTCTGATGTTTCAAATGAATTATTATCCGGTGTAGAATCATCAGATTTATCATCCTCTTTAGCCTTCTCAATATCATCTTTTGAAGGTTTTACATGAGTATCAGGATTTGGTTTCTTTACTGTGTAAACCGAACCTGATTTCTTATTCTTAACGTAAACATCTTCTTTTTTTAATTTGTCTTTTTCGTAAGCAGTGAGTGCATTTTTTGATAAGTCTTTGATAACTTTTTCTTTATCATCTTCTTCATCATCTCCAGCTTTATCTTTTGAAGGTAATTCATTTTCTTCATCCTCTTCTAATGGTTCATCGTAATCTATTGCTCCATCTTCATCATCGTTTCCATCGTGATGTAAATGTGCCGATACTGCCGTATCATTCGAACCAACCTGCATTCCTGATTCTCTATTTCCACCTAAATGAAAGTTAGTAGGAGTTTTAACAGCTGATTCTATAATGTATTCGATTACTTCTGAATCGAACTCATATTCTTCTTTTAGTATTTTTCGTAAACCATCTATGGATTGTTCCGATAAGGGATTTGTTAGTTGTGTTCCAACTTCTACCCACCATAACCTGGCCATTTCGTTAAGAAATTTTTTCATATTATTCCGTTTATTTCTAAATCAATAGATTTCATTTCTGAGTATCTATTTCCGATTTCTACCTTTGTAGGGAAACCATTCCCTTCTATAAGTATCTTTAAATTTTTTAAAAGTTCATTTTCAGAAGGGTGTACATCCAATAAATATGAATCATAAGTATATAAAACCATTTTTGATTGTTTTTCTTCTAAAAACTCCATTACCCTATTTAAAATCTTCATATTCAACTCTGTTTCAGTTGCCTGTAACACATAGTTAAACAATTTGTTTGCATTTATATCTTTTAGGTTCTCTTTAGAGAATTTTCTACCTAATGGTGTTTCTATGTAACCTCTACGATTAAATTCCATCCACATCTTATCTATTTTGTGTGAAACTTTTGAGAACAAAGGAATATGTAGATATTCCTCTTGCACTCCCCCATATAATTGTCTAAACGTTATTCCTTTTGAATCTCCATAAGATACTCCATACATATCTGCTAAAGTTTGGTGTCCACTCACATCCATCGGAATTGGTTCACCTACCATCTTACCAATGATACGAGGATGATAAGCATCGTAATCGAATTGTACTAATTTACCCTCATCGAACCTACTAACAAATCTATCCCTACTTCCATCTTCTTTATTGAGAGCTGCATAATTTACACCACCAAAATTGTTGGAAGGACGAGAAGTTAAGGTATATGGATGATATTGAGTCCACTCTAACCCATTTGTAGTATGTATCCCATTTCGTTCCACTAAGTTTAACGGCTTTATATAGAAATTTTCAAATTTCTTCACACAATCGAAGTTTTCCCCACCCAAATCGTAATACTGTAGGAATTCATCTTTCACATCTCTTATTGATTCTATGTGTTTTGATATAGGAATAAGATTGTTAACACCTTTGAGAGAATTGAATCTACGATGATAAAAAAGATGTGTTGGTGTTAGATTAGATTGAAGTGGGGAATTCGATTGTAAATATTTTACTAAACTTGCATCAAATGAGTTTGATATCTGAAGAATGTTTAAGAACGATTTGTTGTCGTATATATATGATTCATTGAATTTAAACGTAAACTTATCTAAGGTAGTTGTATGGGTATCAATATTTTTTAAGTTGATTACAACCTCTGTATCGTTGGTTATATCGTATATATACACCATAGATAAACTATCTATGCAGGGATGTACGGATACACTTTCCCATATAGGGTGAATATATACCTTATCCATTGTGATGTTACCACTACTTAGAAATTTAACCATATGTAAATATACGAATTTATTTTGAGTTATCCAAACAAACCGTACATTCTTTTCCTAAATGTACTTTTGTGTTTTTACAAACCCCACAATCAGTAACCTTACCTGCGGTTTTAGCGAACACTAACATTTCATCTAAAATTGTGTTTATTTTTTCTACTGGGTTTCCCCCAAACATATTATCTAAACTACTCATATCTTAACTACAAAATAGGTTAGTAGGAACTTCGATTCCTTTTTGTTTTTTTATCTGATAGAACACATTGAAAAATGCTTTGTAAACTTTACCAGCGTGTTCTAAATAATCTGAATATGGAGATTTCCACATCATTTCACCACCATTCATTCGGTGTTTGTTAACAACTTTGATTTCATATCCTTTAAGGATTAAATCAACAATCTTTTTTTGAGCTGGAGTGAACTTAACACCCTCAATTGATTTTTGGAACTTTTCTATTTTTGTCATTTTTTAATTATTAGTGGGGTTAAACTCTCAACCCTTATTACACTACTAATATACGACTTTTATTTGGATTTACCAAATTTTAATGTTAAGAAATTGTTAAGTTTTTAAGAAATACCGTATGCGAATACTACTACCATTAATATAATGTATAGGAGTGTACTGATATCTTTTTTAGGAGTCATCACCAGAAAATTCTTCAAAATTTGAGAGAATATCCAATATGGAAGGGTATTTTTCAGCAAGTGTTGTTACGGTTCGTAAATTTGTATCAATTATACCTGATTCTTTACGAATGCCCTTTTTTTTGTCAATGATATCGTACTTAGGGCCTGATACTTTCCACCTTACTTTAAATACTGTCCATAGTACCAAATCCAACCCACCATCATCTCCTCTTTTATCATATGCATCTTTACTAAGTTCGATTACCATATTATCATTAACCTTACTAGCAAATATTCGTTCCATATAACCTCGTCTGAAATCCTTATCGGTGGGTGATGTTATGCTATCATTGGGAGTTGCTGATTTTTTAAAATCGACCTGTTTTAGGTTATCATAAATAAAGTTTTTTGATGTATCTAATGGAATACCACCAAACTGTTCTAATGAATCTTCAATAGAAATGGTAGCAATGTATGGTACTAACTGACGAGATTTATCTTTAACAAAGTTACTATGTGTAAATGTTTCATTTGTAGTGTATTTATGATACTGACCTATATATTCCTCACCATCTATATACATCCACTCACTACCTGTAGTGTATAGACCTGTGGATATCTGTGCCTTCGTATAATATATTCGTTTTCTTGTGTATTCAGACATCTTAATCCTTCATCATTGTCATTACAGTTTTTAAATTAGTGGTCCAACCACCTTGTCCATCAAATGAATGTTCCATTCCTGTTACTAAGAATTTAACATTACTTCTAAATCTAGCAGGTAATCTATCTGCAGTAATTGGAGCTAAAAACATTGAATCTGAAGCGATACCATCTAATGTTACTCCTAATTTTAGTTGGAATGGTAATATAACATTAGGTGAATCAGGTTCTTCTTTCCTCATAACTAATTTTTGTAAAACAGTAGCTAATGCATTTGCCTTTGAATCATCAATACCATCCTTACCTACACTCTGTTTAGATTCATTCTTTTTTGCAGCCTCCTTTACCTCTTCTTCGGTTTTAGGGTCAACTTTTATTTCAGGTATATTTGGATATATTGTTTGTAATGTAGCTAAATCAATGTTTCCGTTTTTAATATTACCAACTGTCATAAACATCATTATATCTGCATCGAATTCAGTATCTACACTTATATCCCTTACCATTGAAGTCTCACCTAATGTTGTAAACTCAAATGGTGTTGTATCAGCTGCCTTCAACTGTTTCATCATTTGAGTTTTATTCTGAATTATATAAATACCACTCTGGTCATCTACACCACCTTCTGGTTGCACAGTTAACTGAACTAACCCACCTGTAACATTTGCGATTCTTTTAGATAAATCATTAAGAATATCTACCACTTTAGGTGGTTGAAATATATCATTTACTGTACTTCCCTTAGCTTTTACAATATTAGTGATTTCATTGATTGATATTAATATTTCTGGAATATCTGTTGGTAATCCACCTAATGTTTTTGGATACTCATTACCCTCACCATAATCTGACATATCACCAGGTAGAATATATTTACGTGGGTCTGCAGAGCCCAAATCTTTTCTGTTTGGGGATATTTTTAACAAATTAGCATCGGTAGTAAATTTGAATGTTTCTTTATCAGATGCACCTGATAGTTTATTTGCAAGATACACAATAGATTTAAGATTAGTGAATGGGGTTCGTATTGGGTCATCTCCCGCAAACGGAATTATCGATTCCGATTCACCTAAATTCATAATACCTGCCATAAACAAATCTACGTTTGAATCTGATTCTGATTTTTTTTGTTCAATATCCCCATCATCTACAGATGATTTAGAAGCATCCTCACCGGCCTCTAATCCGAATGCAACTTTGTACATAGCTATCAGTGCCATAGAAATATCTGCAGGATTTGCACCTTCTTTACCTAACGCCTCAGATTCATTATCTGAAAGTTTCATTAAACCACCCATTCTAGTTGCACCACCGAATGCATCTCCAATTAATCCTTTTATATTACAGTTGTATGACCCATCTGATGCCATTGAGAATCCAAAGTTATATACTGACATTGTACCACCACCAGTTTCAGCAGAGTTTATAGGGTCTAACCACCCATAATCAACTCTTACTTCAGAACCTAATCTAAAAAAGTTTTCTTCTATACGTTCTAACTGAGGTAGTGAGTAACAACTAAATTGTACTTCCACTTCCTTTATGAAGGAATTATAAATATCTCCACCACCATCTTGGTTTATACTTACAGATGTTATTTGTGGTTTTAATCTTCGTACTCCACCTTCGGATTCATACAAATCCATGTGCCCACCATCAGGTACATTTCCTATTACAACTTCAGCCTTATCGTATGTATCGAATAATGATGTGGCATCATCTTCTACATTTTTTTTACCTGATTTCTTAGAAGTTAGATAAATATATGCATATCTACGATAATTGTAATCTAGTGCACCATCTTCACGCATATACTGTGTACCAACTCTTCTACCTTGAATATAGGCAGAACGTGTTTTTAGTAACTCTTCTACATCACCTGGGAACGGTGGGTTTAAATTAAAACTTAGACTCATAACTTTTCTTTATTTATTTAACGTTCTATACTCATCCATTATACTTAAATAATCTTTAGGTATTCTAAGCTGTTTTCCAATTGGTACTGATAAATCACCCTTACCTAAATAATTTGCTCTTGCAAGTATCCACCACAATCTAGCATCCCCATAGTATTTGTGAGCTAGGTTATCCAACCTATCTCCCTGCATACCGATAATATACTTATCATCTACAGTTTTTTCCATCTTAGGATATTCTATAGTTTTTCTATATCTCTTACCTTCTTCGGTTTTTAATATTTTTATGTTCTGATATCTATTTTCCATATATTATCCTCTTTCCCATCCTAAATCATAAACTTCACCCAAATATTGAGGTCTTTTTGTATCTAATACTTTAAATCCAATTGCCACATCAATACCCATAGGTCTAACACCTAAATCAGATGCATCTAAATTAATATCCCAAGGTGCATCATCTGAGAATGTGTATGTTAACGAATCTATAAATGATAATTTATTTTTATATAAATCACCTAATGTAAATTTCATTAACATTCCCTGATATCCCCTATTAGTATGATACTCTGGCATTGTGAATGTTGAAAGTGCCTCTAACTTTTCATACATTGGTTTCATTTCAATACGAGAAGTTGCCCACATTTGGAAATTAAATGATACACTTCTTTCAAACGAACCATATTTGTAACCCTGGTCTGCTCTACCACTAAATTTAATAGAATCCCACGATGGTGAGAATGTTTCTGTTAACCCAGAGATTGTTCCTCTGAATTGATAAAATTTACCTTCTTCAGTACCAATTGGTTGTATATAAAATTTAACTAAATCATTTAATGTTTCATCTTCAGTTGCAACACCTCGTAATGCATTTACAACATCCCATCTTGTGTTACCACCATTTTCATCTATTGGAGTATAATCTGTTCTATCTGCTGCAACTTTACCAGGATTAGGGAATTTATTATTATATTCTAAATTATTTTCGGTATAGTTTGAGTTTGTTGAACGTTCCGATTCCGCTCCAGTTAGTAAACTTCTAAAATCATTTACTTGAGTATCACCCGCTCCTCTTTCTGGTATGTTACCATATGCAAGAGTTTCATAGTGTTTTATAACATCCGATGTGTCTAATTTTTCTAAAGGATGTGATTCACCATCTGTATTTTTTTCACCAGGAGTGTAAGTTAGTTGACCTAAATCAGTTCCATCTGCAAACTCTTTTAAATCAGCTGGTCTACTACTTCCTTGATAATACTTTTCTTCAGTATTATATTCTCTACCATCATCTGATGTTGGAAGTTCTAATTCTTTTGGTAATTTTTTATCTAAATAATCTGCCTTATCAACATCAGATGGAGTAGATATTTCATTATCTACAGCTAATGGTGTTTTATCTCTATCAAATGCCTGTCCTTCAGAATCGTTGTATTGTTTTTTATAACTATATCCTTCAAATTTAGATTTTAGTGTATTTTCTCCTAATGAATTTGCACCCAAACCTACCGCCAATCCATATAATGATTGAGGACCACCACTAAATGCGTTTTTCAATTTAGCAAGTCCTTTTACTGCCTCATCTACACCTTTTATAATACCACCAGTTGTTGAGAATGTATTATCCCATAACTTTCCTAATCGGTTTGCAAAAGGGCCTTTGGTTAAGGTTGTATCATCTATTTGGCCCACCTTTTTTATATTTTGAACTTCTGAATAACCACCTGTGAATGGGTCGAATGGAGTAATACCATGTCGTCTATGTCTAATACCTGTGTGTTGTGTTAGAATATTTGCTAATAAGTTTACAGGTGTCCATATTTTTGTAAGTCGTGGTGGTGCGTTAAATGGTAATCCAGTTTCTACATTTGGATTTGATGCCTGTAAACCTAATTGTTTAACACCCCACAATAAACCTTCTACAGATGCCATCCATGCACCGATTCTTGCAACATCTACTGCAGCTCTTACAGTTGATGTAACTATACCACCTCTAATCAATCCATCATCAAACGCAAATCCACCAATTCCCCATCTCTGTGGTTCACCTTTGGATATACCTCTTCTTTGGATACCTCTTAAAATCAATGGATGTCTGAATAATCCTAATCCTGTATTAAATGAATCATCTTTAAGATTAAACTTATTATATTGTTCATCTAAGAAAGATGGAGATTGTCGTTTCGCCTGCCCTTTACCAATACCAAATCCTTCTTCTCCTGAATTGATACCACCGGCATCATTATATGAACTACCATATGTTTTACCTAAAGTAAATGTATTATTAGATATATTAGAGTACAATGAGTTTGCACTATCAAATACACTATTATTAGGATTTACACCAATAAATTTAGTTGCTTCAACACCACCAAACTTAGAGGTAAATCCCTTTGAGTGAATATCTAACAGATTGTTCACTTCTTTAAAATCTTTTCCTTCTTTTTCTAATTTCTTTTTAAATGAAAAATCAGTTGGTGTTGTTTCACCCAATCCTTTTTCACCATTTGGAATATTCATTGGTGTTGGTGATGTTTCACCCAATCCATTTTCTCCATTTGGAATATTCATCTTATTAGGTGTTGTTTCACCTAAGAATCTTTGTTCTAAACTCATTGGCTTTGGTGTTGTTTCACCTAATCCGTTTTCACCATTTGGAATATTCATTGGCGTTGGTGATGTTTCTCCTAAAAACTTAGAACTTCTATCTGATGATAGTGGAGTAGTTTCTCCTAAAAACTTAGAACTTCTATCTGATTCGTTTGGTGTTGTTTCACCTAAGAACTTAGAACTTCTATCTGATTCGTTAGGTGTTGTTTCACCTAAGAACTTAGAATTTGTATCTGATTCGTTTGGTGTTGTTTCTCCCAAAAACTTAGATTCATTATTTGCTAAAGTGGGTGTTGTTTCACCTAAGAACTTAGATTGGTTGTTTGCCTCAGTAGGTGTTGTTTCTCCTAAAAACTTTTCACCACTCTGAGCATCCATAGTATTAGGAGTTGTTTCACCTAAGTATTGTTCTGAGTTGTTTGCTGTTTTAGGAGTAGTTTCTCCTAAGAACTGAGATTGGTTGTTTGCCTCTTTAGGATTTGTTTCTCCTAAGAATTGTTCTGAGTTGTTTGCTGTTTTAGGAGTAGTTTCTCCTAAGAACTTTTCACCACTCTGAGTATCCATAGTGTTAGGAGTTGTTTCTCCTAAGAACTGAGATTGGTTGTTTGCCTCTTTAGGATTTGTTTCTCCTAAGAACTGAGATTGGTTGTTTGTTTCCTTTGGAGTAGTTTCTCCTAAGAATTGAACCTTATTACTCATTTCAGTTGGTGATGTTTCACCTTTAAATTTTTCAGTTTGATTAACTAATGTTGGATTGGTTTCACCTTTAAACTTTTCAGTTTGATTTACCAACTTAGGGTCTGTTTGACCTAAATATCGTTCTTCTAAACTCATTGGTTTAGGAGTTGTTTCACCTTTAAACTTTTCCACATTGGTAGTTACTTTAGGAGTTGTTTCACCTTTAAACTTTTCAGTTTGACTTACCTTCTGAGGATTTACACCTTCTTTATTAACTGTAGTAGTAGAACGTGGAATCTTAGGAGCAGATTCTGCCATAGAACTCAAAGGAGTTTTATTCAAGTTTTTGTTTATACCAGGATTCTCTTTAGATTTCAAAGGCTCTCTCTTCGGCATCCTAAACTTAGATAAATCTGATTTCATATCTTTTAATGCCATTTACTTATCCCCCAAAATAACCAGCTGACCTGGTACTTAATTTTCTTGATTGTACTTTTGTTATTTCACTAACTACTTTTCCATCTACATTTATCATAATCGGTTGATTCTGTATATCTTGTCTTAAACCTTTAATCTCATCTACTACTTCTGACATTGATGAAGATTCACCACCACCATCTCCACCAGAATCACCACCACCAAAGGCGGCCGTAATAAGAGGTAATGCAAATGCTAGAGCGAATAGAGTTGGTAGTAATAGAGTTACTATTGCTAATCCACCACTTAATGCAACCAACGATGCTGATAACATTATAAATGATGCGGATAATGCTATTAATCCTGGAACTAACATAATCATCGCGGACATCATTGGCATCACTCCTAAAAATGCCGTTAGGTTTGGCATCAATCTTTCAATTGAATTAGATAAACTTGTTAGTGATAATGACCACGTGGTTGTTGCAACTGATGATAATAACATCGCTGGTACTAAAGCTAACATTCCTAATGTTGTTAGAGAGAATGTTGGGAAGAATGGAATCATTGCTGCCGTTGTTGTAATAAGTGCCCCACTAAACATCATAAATGCAGAACTAATTGCAATTAGGTTAGGGGATTGTTCTACTAACTTTGTTATGTTATCTACAAAGGTTGGTAATAATCCATTTAAAAGGTTTATTCCAGCTGCAAACGGAATCATTGCTAATCCAAACATTAACATTGGTGGAGTTGCGAATAATAATCCTATACCAAATGGTATTAAAGATAATCCAAATATACCTAACGAAGTTGCTGATACCAACAACATAGGTGCCAATGAAACTAAGTCTTTAAGTTTTTCTGTAAATGTACCTATACTATCCCCAATACCACTAATCCCACTACTAAATTTATCAATTCCTACACCAAACAGATTCATTGCAAGTGCTACTGTTGTCAAAGCTAATCCAAATAATAATACACCAGGAGTTGCGAATAATAATCCAATACCAAGTGGAATCATTGATAATCCAAATGCCGCCAAAGCGATAGATGCAGCTAATAATGATGGAGCTATTAAAACGAATGATGAGAGTTTTTCTGCAAATATACCAATACCTTCTCCGATACCACTAATTCCTTTACTGAATGTTTCGATTCCTACACCAAATAGATTCATTGCTGCTGCTACAGTTGTTAATGCCAATCCAAATAATAATATACCAGGACTTGCCATTAATAATCCAAATCCGAATGGAATCATTGCCAATCCAAAGGCAACTAACGGAATAACCGCTCCCAATAACATTGGAGCTATATTTAGTAATTCAGAAATTGATTCAACGAATATCGAAATGTTATCACCTAACCCACTAACTCCTTTATTGAATATAACGATTCCTGCACCTAATACAATCATTGCTGCACCCAATGCTAATAATGCCAATACACCAGCTCCGAATATCAGTGCTCCCACACCACTAAACATTATCATACCTAATCCTAATATGATTCCTGTAAATATAAGAATTCCAGCGGCAACTGCTAAAATTGCACCTATACTGATATCACCAATTAGATTCATTGCGTATGCGAATGGAATTAATGATACACCAACCACTGCTAATGCGAGTGCTCCTTTTAGTAAATCTGCAGTTGGGAATTTAGCGAGTAAATAAAGTGCTCCTAACATTAATCCCAATCCAACCGCCATTCCTAAGTATGGTGCTGGGTCTGTTGGCATTTTTGAAATCGCCATTGCCATAACAAACATACTCGCCGCAACTAATAACATCGCCGCGGCCCCTTTAAGAACATCACTACTTCCAAATTTACCTATAAAGCTTGCTATAGGATTCGAACCTTTTTTGGATTGAAGAAATTTAGGTGTTGGTAGTTTCCCCATCAACAATAAAATACCATATACAACTAAACCACCTGCTGCAATCGCAGCTAATACTGTTACAACAGTTCCTAATGTGCCTAATGCATCTGAAGGGCCTGCATCTAATTCTTTCCCACTATTTACAGCTTCAGCGGTTGCGTTTTGCATACTCATCATTTCATCAACAGATAATCCTGTTGCTTCTGAAATTTGTCTTTGAAGTTGTAAGTTACTACCTAATGATGGCCCTACCGAATCAATTAATGCTTTTTGTTCTTTAGCCATAGCCAATGCATCACCAGATACTTGTGCTTGTCGAATTCCAGCAAAACTGATATTTTTACCGGTCATCATTCTCAATTTCATTTCATCCTTCATAGATTTTTCGATATCCAAAGATTCAGATGCTAAATCCTTCATCTTCTTCATATCAATACCCATCTTTTTCAGTTGGATTACTTCGGTAGCTCTTTGTTTAAGTTGGTCTTTTGTTAAAGTTCTAACTAATGCTTGATTATCTGCGAAATATTCCATCGCAGGGCCTGCATCTTGTCCTAAACTTTGACCTATTTCTTTTACTTCGTTTGCTAAATCACCCGCATCAATTCCAGCATTTTGTAATGTTCTGGTTAATGATGTTGCCGCTTTAGGGTCTGATAATAATGCATTTACTTCTGTAATATCTGCAAGTAATGATGCAGGTGGATTGATTTGACCTGTTGCATCTCTAAGTGCTTTTGCGGATTCGGCAACTTCTTCAAAAGAATATAAAAATGGATTTAAGGATAATTGTGCACCTTTGATAGAACCTTCTAATTCCATAGCTTGAGCTGCTGATGCACCTGTTTCTTTGGATAAATCTTTCATCCTCTTAACAGCATCACCAATAAAACTTGCTATTTCTTTAAAGATTGCCAATCCGATTGCGGCCGCAGATAATGTCATTATCGCAGTTACCATCTCATTTGATACTCCTAATGCCGAACCTAAATCTTTGGCTAAATCTTTTCCAGCATCTCTGATACCTTCATTTAACTTTTCACGTTTCGCTTCAGTTTCTAAGAGTTTTTCCTGATGTTGAATCATTTCTATTAGCTGTTCTGTTCTTTCTTTTCCGAATTCTTTGGCAGCTTCAAGAACTTTCTGTTTCTCTTGCATGAGAACAATAAGTTTGGCTTCAGCACCTTTTTGTGCAGTCATAGATGCAAGAATATTCTTACCAATCTTACCTTGTTTAGTTCTTAAATCTAAATTGGTTTGTAAGATGGATGATAGATTTGTTTGCAAATCCTTTTCAGCGTTAATATCCGCTATCCGTTTCTTGGTATCTTTATTATAATCAGCCATTTAATCCCGTTTACCTTTAATATCTGAGTTCAGTATCGTTGTAGTTGATAGGTTTAATTTTGTATTTCTTTAGAATTTTTTGATACTCTGGGTCGTTAGTTAGTTTATCTAACTGTTTAGTTTTATACGCCTTAACAATAGAACCAATGAATGATTTAATACCACCCTCATCCATACCACGTTTTTCTAATTTTTCAATTATATTTTTTGCCATTGTATTCCCTTAATAGTTTATCTGTGTATAAATATAGAAAAACCCAACTTTCGGTTGGGTTCTTCACTTATCTTCTTGATTTTGATTTAGCTTTTCTCATTTCTTTATCATTCATATTCTTTTCTTCTTCTTTGAATTCGATTATCTTACCAATGTAAAACGTCCGAACCCATATCGGCATATTATAAACATCCGTAAAGTTGAAACCACCATTACCATGATATATGAGGTCAAAAATGTGAGAGTGTAAATGCTTTCTATAACTTTGATGAAGGCCAAAAAAACGTTACATCCATGGGTAGTAACATTTCTCTCCCTTCCCCTGTCTCCTCAGATATAAATTCATAATTCAAATCCATATCAGGAACAACTTCGTTTATGTACGCTCTGAGGGACTGTGAATCCATCGCAAATAATTCGTTGTCTACAAAACTGTTTATTGTAGCTGTATCGGATTCCCCATCTACTGAAAGAATCATATTCTTTAACCTTGTGGTTAATTCTTTTGATGTTGCATCTTTAGTTTTTCGTTGTTTTCGTTCCAACTCCTTTATCTGATGTTTTACTTTTCTTTCTTTCGATTCTGTCATCGCCATAAAAGTAAGTTTTCTTTTAGATTTGGGTAGTACGAACTCAAACTCATTCTTATGTAGTTCGGTTTGTTTAGAGCCATCGTATTCATTTGATTCAAATTGAGTTAAATCAATAACTTCTTCTTGCTTTTCATCTGAAAATGGGTCTTGAATCTCAACTTTATAATCTTTACCATATCCTAAGACTCTGGCTGCAATCATAATTGAGTTTTTATCACCTGTTGTTAAATCGGTATATTTAACGTTTTGTCCATTTCCATTACCTATGATTAGTGATTGAAATAATCTATCTAATACTGAACCATCCTTTATATAGGATTGTGTAGTAAGGATATCTTCTTCCTTCGCTGTCATATATTTCATTTCTACTTTACCGAATGACAGTGGATTATCTTTGGGATAAATTAATCCCTTAGATGGTAAATCTACTACTTCAGTTGGAAATTTATAATCGGATACTTGCTTCGTTTCGAATTGTTGCTTAGCGAGCTCCACCATTTCATCATTGGATAGATTACTTTGGTATTCATCTGTTAATTTTTCTTTACTCATAACATTTCTCTAGTTTTAAAACTTTATTTTAATATTGGTTAACCGTATATAAATATGTAAATATAATTAATTAAACGTAAAAACCCCTACTAAGTTAATAGTAAGGGTTTCTAAATTTGTAATTTTCAATATAATGATTAATTAATATTGTAGTATTGCGTAATCGTATGTAAGTGTTAAATCTACAGTTGCTAAATCTTCGCCAGTATAATCCATGTCTGAGAATTTTGCTGTTTGAATAAATGCTCCTTTAAGTGTCCACTCTTCTACTTTATCACCAACAGGACCCAAACTGTTAAATGTGATATCTTTTTTGTAGAAATCAGAGTAACCATCACGGCCCGTTACTGATTCGTGGTGTAACCTTACCCATTCCATTGCTGCTTGTGCTGCTGATGGAACTACCGGGTCATATAGTGAAATTGTTAAATCACTCCACTCACTTCTACCTTTAACATATCTTCTAACGTTAACGTGGTCAATTGTAACCTTACCGTTTGTTATTTCTGGTCTGTTAGCGGCCTTTATTAAGTATGCTGGGATTCCCTCAATATACATAATAAATCTGTTCGACATCTTCGGTTCGAATGATGTGAACATTACTTCTGTTGGGTCTAATAATTGTGCCATTTAGTTTTCTCCGTTATTTTCTTCTTTAATATAAATATAGTTCTTTTGAAAAAATAATCAGCTCCTCTAAATTATTTTAGAGGAACTGTTATTATTAGTTATATATTATTCAGGAAATGCTGCTCCTGTTGGTAATACATTGAAATCAAGAACTATGAATTCTGCTGTTTTTGCTGGTTGTAAAAATATCTCACCAACCATAATGTTTCTATCTATCACATCTGGAGTGTTATTGGTTTCATCCATTATCACTTTAAATGCGTATAAACCTTGTCTTTGTTGAATTGATTCTAAGTAAGGATTAACGATTGATAAAAATCTGTTTCTCGTTGCTGCTGTATTATTTTCAAATATTAAGTAACGAGTAGATGATGCGATGAATTTCTTCACTGCGATTAACAATCTTCTTACATTGATTCTATCCAATGCCGATGGTTTTGCTTGTAATGTTTTCTGTCCAAATACAGTTACACCTTGACCAGGGAACGTTGCGATAGGATTCAATCTACCTTCGTAAAGTGCATCTCTCTCAACTCTAGTCAATCTTGTCTTAGCTTCAATTACTGAAGTTAATCCACCTCTGTTCAATCCAGCTGGTGCGAACCATTCAGCGGCCACTTGGTCGTTAAATGCTATAACACCTGGAAGTACAACGGATGGCGGAACCCAAACAGGTTTGTTTTTATCTGTATTAAGTATCTTAACCCAAGGGTAGTAAGATGCAACATAGTTAGAATCAAATGGTTGAACAGCGTTAACTGCTGTAGATATTGAATCACTCCATGCTGATGCATCCATAATAAAGAAACAATCTTGTCTATCTTCACACATATCTTTAGCGAATGTTGATACTGAAGAATGTAATCTGTGTATGATACCTGGTAATACTAACATATTGATATCAAACTCATCAGGATTAGATACAGCGTTAATTGCTTTTCTGTATGCTACTGTTCCTGTTGCTGTGTTTGATGAACAATCATATCCTTGTGTGTTTCCTGCAGTAATATCATTACCTAAAGAAACTACTCTATTTGGTTTGTATCCATCAAAACCACCTTGAAATGGTACTAAGAACTTTCTAGAATTAATTGATGTTTGTGCCGTTTTTAAGTTTATCTTCCCAGTGTAAGCTCCAGCAGATGTTGGGTAATTAGCTCCAGCATCTTGGTTGTTATCTCCTAAGTAGAACGCCGTTCCTACGGATGCTCCATTAGAATCAGGTGTTGGTGCTAAGAAGTTTCTATTATCTGTTGTTGCGAAATCAAAATCTAATCCGTAGAATTTCTTAGGATTATATGATTGGTTGATTTGTTGTAACGATACATAAGTTGGACTAGGTACTGAGAATTTAGTTCCGTAAGGATTTTGTAATGCTCCGAATCCGAAAGGTACTAATGATTCATCTATACCACCGTTTTTAACTGCGTTTGATACTTCTACTCTAATATTCTCTGAGTTGTTTGGATAATCACCATTAGTTGATAATTTTCCATTTGCATCTACAGTAATATATTTATCACCGATAACTCTTGATATAAAGTTTGGTGAATCAGGGTTTAAGTTAACTCCTTGAAATTGTTCAACTAAGTTAGGTCTGATATCAGAATCAACCACTCCTACGAATGGTGAACCAACAATCTTATCTTGGTCTACTCTTCTTACTACTACCGTAAATGAACCATATTCAGAACCAGGAACAGTTCCAGCTGGTTTAACATCCTGAATTCCAATTTTGAATTCGTAGTTAGTAGATGTACCATGTGATAATGTATGAAACTTAAATAAGTTTGTAGTGTTTCCACCAACTTTTTGTGATGTGATGAAAGGTGTAGATGATTCACTATATGCTTTAGTGTAATCCACATCTTTAGTATCAACATCTATTGTTACAACAGGTATCTCACCAGTTGCAAATGAAGCTGATTGGAATGTTTTAAAGTTCGATAACACATATCCTTTTTGTGCTCCTCTTGCTGCAAATCCAAATGATTTTGTGTAATAATTATCATCTGTTGGATTTAATGATGCACTATATGTAGTGTTTGTGAATGATGAACCCGATAATCCTAATGTAAATATAGATGCAGATATATCAGTTGAACCTTTATGGTCAACTAAAGTACTTTTCTTAAATACATCTGTATCAGATGTTACTTCTGTGGTTGGGTGTAATACCGCAACTACCTTAGTACCATGTGATGATGATATTGATAATGCGATTGGGTTTTCAAGAGTATATCCGTCTTGTCCTAATACCCTAACGATTGTTGCAGTTCCTGCATCTTCCAAATAAGTTTGTGCGGTATAAGGTAGGTATGAATCTTCTGTCAATCCACCGAATACTTGTTGAAACTTTTGAAATGAGTCTACTTGAGTTGGAACGAATGCTGGGCCTTTAACTGTTGACCCTACTAATGCTGCTCCAATTTCACCAATCCCTTGAGGTAGAAACGACAAGTCCTTTTCTTTTGTAAATACTCCAGGACTTACTATTCTTTCTGCCATTTGATTCTCCTATTAATTTCTTTTAGTTTATTATAGTAATAAATACTCTGAAAATTATGAAACGATAAATTTATGATGCTGGTGTAAAAATACCACTATCTATATCGAATTCACCATCTCCATATTTTTCTTTTAATTCACCTGCTAGAGTAATTTCATCTTGTCTAAGTTTTCTGTATTTTGTTTCTTCATCAACTTTTAAATCCTCTAGTTTAGATTGTTGAGTTTTTAAAATAATGTTCTCTATTTCAATCTCACCTAATCTAGCTGTAATTTGTGAAAAACTTTCTCTAAAACTATTAACTTTACCGATTTCCTCAGCTGTAAATTTTATTACTTCTGTTTCGTTTACTTTTTTAACTTCTGCCATAACTTTTGTCTTTTAATTTAACTTATACATATAAATATGAAAATTTATTTTCAAAGATTAGTTTTCCAACTAATTTTTGATACACCGAAGGTTTTTTGAGTATTTATAACTTTTTTACCTCTATCTTCAGGTACAATATACGCTTTAACTGTAAGAGTTACGTTACTTCTTACAATTCTCTCATCACCTGTTGAATTTGTAGTTTCGAATGTGTATGATTCTCCTTTGATTTGGAATTTAAACCTATCCCCAAACGCACCACCTTGAAAATACACAACCTGTTCTACTAACTTATTCAAATCTTCCATATAATCACACCAAATGATTAAATCATATGATATATTTACATAATCAGGTACATCAACAATATACTGTTCCTTCTTAGGTGATAACATTGATGTTAACTGAGAAAATGAATCGTATCTATTATTTTTACTATATTTCTTTTCGTATGCCTTTGAACTGTTCTCATCAGTAAGTACTTTTAGTTTAGAGTACTCTGTATTAATATCTAATGAGTTTCGTTTGAATGAGATAAGTGGTGTTTGTACTTTACCATTACCATCTCTCATAAACCCATCTCTTTGAGCAGATGACCAGTTTTCTGGAGATGCATACATTACAGGTACAGTTAAATATTTACCATTTTCTTCAATAGTAGGTCTTACATCTTTCTCTAAAAAATCTTTAAATGCTAAATCTATATCATATAGACCTATATTTACGTTTTTAACATCATCATTACGACGAGAAATCTGTTTTGATTTATCTAACTTAGGGGTATCTGAAAAAGAACTATCTACTCTTTTTAAATCTACCTTATCATCTCTATTTGTTCTATACTTATATGCCATTTTAGATTCCTATTGGTAAATCGTTATTTTTATCATTTACACCAACTCTAAAATCATCTTTTAAATTAAGTTGACTTTTCTTTGCAACGTGAGTTTCACATATAACAGATAAATTATAACCCTGTGTATCACCACCATCCCAAGTATCAGGATTCTTTCCTGCAAAAAACTGATTTGTAAATGTTACATCTACAATATGTTGTTCTTCATTCCACTCAATAACATCACCCACTTCAGGATAAACGTTTTTATCCTTTAATATATCTCTTAGGAAATAAAAGCTTACATTTCTTGTATAGGATGAACCAAATTCATCAAAGATTTGTTCTGCATTTGTTCTATCAACTAATGTAGGTATTTTTACAGGATTATAATAACTCTTATTCTTACCCTCACCATATAGATTAGCTTTAGTTTCATCTATAATTAGTTTATAGTAATACACCTGAGTATCAATAATATCAGTTATTAACTCTTTATTGACCTTTCTAAAAAGTGCCGCATCTCTCTGTCCACCAAATAATGCCATAGTTTACCCTATATAAATTGCTCTTGGAACTCTGTTTAAAGTAGATTCCATTGCTTCTGATTCTTCTTGTTGTGCCTGTAATAATGCTTTTCTAGAAGTAGCTTCTAAGTTTTCTCTTAATTCTGAAATTAAGATTTCTTTTTCTGAAGATGCCTCACTTCTTAAATCTGCACCATCTAATGTTATATCTGAATTAGGTATTGGTATAGAACTAAACTTAGCTCTAACTGCACCTAACATTTCTTTTGCTAATGCTAATGTATATTTCTCAATCCATCTTCTACCGACGTGATTTATACTTGTATATGGTATTCTATCATACTTTGCGTTAGAATAATCAGATACTACTGATGTGGATACAACTGAATTATTTCGTTCTGATTCTAATACATAGTGGAAGTGAACTTGATAGCTATTAGTTGGTATAGGAAATATTCTAATTCTGTTATTTTGAATATCAAAACCATATTGAGATTTACGAACCATATCATTGAACTCAATGGCCTGTAATCTTAATAAATCATCATAAAGTGGTTGCATCATAAATGAAACACCTGGTGAGTAATTACCCCATCCAAACGTATCCATCATTTGTTGTGAACCTAATCCAGTTCCTACGAATGGGTCAAAGTATCTTACCATTGCCGGTGGTGCGTTATGTAACATTTTTTTAATTTCAAATTTATCAGTACCTGCAGTACCTTCTTCTAATGCAGTTACAGATGTATCTGTTAAATCATATACTTGTTGACCGGCCTTTGCTAAGAATGAGCCTGTGTAATATGTTACACTACCACCACTACCAACTTCAGTACCGTAATCTTTAGCTAAAGTTACTAAACCACCTAAATTAGCATTTAGTTGAGTTTGAGATAAATTTGAAGATGTAGAGTTTCCCTTAATATTAAGTAGATTTTCTCTAATATTAAATTGGTTAACCTGTGATGAGTATTCTGTAGTTGCTTCTTCGAAACAAGCATAGAAGTTTATATCCTGTAGTTCTATATCTACTATAGGATAACCTAATCGTTTTGCACACCAACCTGCTGTTTTATCAGCTGATGATGTGAACTCTAACTCAGTATCATAATGCCCAAATGGTGTACTACCAGCTGAGAAAGATGATGAACCTGGCCATATTGGAATGTTTACTGCCATTTCTAATCTCCTAATTCTTTTATATAAATATGAGAATCTTTAAGAATCACTTAGATTCATAACTTATTGATACTCAGTACTTTTCACTATCACTATCATAGCTATCTGATTATCAGATAGTTAAAGATTCAAAGGGAACATCAAGCTTATGATAATTAACCCAAATCTCACCGTTTTGTTCAAATAAAGAATCTTCGAATCCTAATCTTTGTAAATCATCTACCATTGTTCCAACAAATCTACCTTTTCCATGTGATTCATCTTTATAGTTAAAGTGATACATTGGAATACCCATTGGTGAATCACCAATAAATTCTATATTGTATTTTAATCTTCTTTCTGAACGACCACAAGAGAAGCTTTCTATAATTTCTCCATCTTCAACATACCAGCCAGTTGTACCAAATACATATTTGTAATATCCACCTGCGGCTGCTTCATTTCCTGAAGAATCAGCATATAATTGTAAATCTACATCAAATTCTTCTGAGTTATCATAGTAAACTGTTGCAGTTTGTTCTGCTTCACATGCTCCAGCTGCACTATCTTCATTATAAGAAAACGTAATAGATGAATATGTTACTGCACTAGGTTCATCGTGATTATATGCATAAAATTCACTCATTTGGTGAGGTGTTGTACCATTAGGTCTATTAGCTGAACTGTTATTGGTATTAATAGTACCATTACTACCTACTGACATTGATGATAAACTAATATTTGAGTAACTAGTTAGATTACTGTAATTGTTAGTACCGAGTTCTGCTCTAATACCTCTCATTGATAGTGCACCTGATGATGGAACTGCCATTATATCTCTCCCTTATTACATTTACATTTACATTTTTTTAATTCTTCAATCTCTGCTTTTAATTCTTTGATTGATTCTATTAATAGTGGTGTTAATTTATCATACTGTACAGTTAGATAGTTTTCACCTGAAATTGAATTATTCTCACCATCGTTATCAAATGGTGCTGGTTTTACTGCCTCTGGTAATATACTTTGTACATCTTGTGCAAATACACCAACTAATGATTCATCTCCATCAAATCCTGCAACTTCTTCTGCCTTTTCATTCCAATTGTAAGTAAACCCTGATAAACTTTGTACCTTATCCAATGCATTTTTAATTGGTTTAATATTTTCTTTTAATCTTTTATCTGATGAGTATGCAACAATATCATTTGATGCATCAATTCTACCATCAGTTCCTGATGGGTTTACGTTTACACCCAATGCACCAGATACAACTTTATACCCATTTGAATACCATTGTGCTTTAGTACTACCATTAACAGTAACATACATTGATTCAGGTGAATATGTCCAATATAAACCTGTATTTGATTGTCCACCAAAAAATACTGAAGGTGCTGATGCTGAACCAACTCCAAATGATACTTTCCCAACAGTTAGGCTATCTGATGAGGCGTTGTAGGTAAAAGTACTGTCTGTAGTAAGTGATGTAGTTCCACTATAGAATGGAACTCTATTAGTTGAACCATTACCAGTTAATGTTCCTGTATTTGTTGTGAATGATGTTGAATTGAATGCGTTTGAACCTAATTCTCTAGCTCCAACAATTCCACTACTATTAATCATTAATGAAGTTGCTTCAGAATTTTGTGCAGGTGGGTCTAAGATTTTCAGCCCCAGAGCCAACAAGTACGTTCCATCCCAAGTTAATTTGTTGGTAGTACTAAATGATGTAGTTCCATTATAGAATGGGATATATGTAGATGTACCATTACCAGTTAATGTTCCTGTATTAGTTGTGTACCCTGGGCCATTTTCAAGTTGTTCAAGATTAGTTACATTAGTTGCTCCATCTGCCACATTTAATAATGTTCTTGCAGCGGCCGCAGTGTAAGAACGACCATAAGTATCATTACCATTTGTACCAGTAAATCTAGCCATACCAGAGCTGTTAGCTGATGTAGCAAAGGTGCCGGTCATATTTATGTAATTACCATTAATATAACCACTACTATTTCGTTGAACTACCGTACTATTACCAGCAGCTGTTGAAACTGTGTAAGGGAAACTATAGTTGTTTGCAGAAGTTGCTATTCCATTTAATTTAGTATGGTCTGCATCGGTAAAGTTATTTGAGGTTAAACCACCATCACCTACGGAGTAAGTGGTGTTGTTATCAGATGCCCAAACTGCTGTTCCACTTGAAGAGTACTTTAGGAACTGTCCACTTGAACCACCTGTTGGTATATGTTTATTTCCAGCACCTGTTGGGTGAGAATAATTGTTTGCAGAAGTTGCTATTCCATTTAATTTAGTATGGTCGGCATCGGTAAAGTTATTTGAGGTTAAACCACCATCTCCTACGGAGTAGGTTGTATTGTTATCAGTCCAAGGAACGTTAACGTACATTTTCTCAGAGGATAATTCTACAGGATAGTTTTTACCACTCTCTGAGTAACCAATCTTAAATCCACCTCTTGCTGATGTAGTTCCTAATGGAAGTGAGTAATTGTTATATGTGTTTGAGTTAAATGCGTTTGAACCTAATGTGTGGTATTTCACAACCCCATTAGAATCTCTTGTTAAAAACTTTATTGAAGTATCGGATGTACTATCTAATGTTTCATCAG